GTTATCTGTGCTTGTAACCCACTGACAAAATCTTTCCCAGTTGCTAGTGCTGTTATCTCTTGTTACTGAGATAGCTGACATTAGAATACACCGGGTATGATTTGACCTGTTGTAGCATAAGCTCCTACAGCTGCTACGAAGCCGAGCATTGCTGCCCATCCATTAAATCTTTCTGCTTCTTTATTCATGAGTTTTTGTTTTGGTAATAATTGTATTTTTGGTTCGTTTGGGTAGATGTTATTCTTACCGTATTCGGTGGTAATCATTTTTTCTTAGTTTTTCGTTTGTAAGGTTTTGCTGTTTTCGCTGACTTTTTAAAAGCAGCGGCGGTGGGAGCACCCTTAGAACCCACCTTACGCATCTTCTCGCCAGAGCCCGCTTTGATACGCTTTCTCTTGGCGTGAATGTTTGCATACAAGCCACGCTTTGCCATTAGACTTTGCCTTTTTTCTTCTTATTGTAGTATAATAGCACGTCTCTTTTATCTTGTGTGCTATGAGGTCCGGGTCCACTAAGTCTTTTGTTAGCGTCTCGGATATTTTTCGGAGTACCGAAGAAGTCTGCACTAGCTATTTTCTTCTCAGGTTTCTTTTTTTTACCTGCCGCATCTTCTGTGTTGTACTCGTCAAAGGGATTCATATTTGCCATGTTAGCATTTCCATTTGCGAAGGGCAAGAGCCTTACGTGTAGGCTTGCCGTTTGGTTTTTTCATTGGTCCTTTTACACCAGACATCCTTGCACAGAATGATCTTTTACGTGGACCTCCTCCGGGCTGTGGAGCCTTGAGGTTTGAGCCAGTAGCTTTATTATACTTTCTTCTACCGGCTGCTGTCAATCCTCCTGAGCGAGACTTATGCTTGCCCATCTTAAGACTGACGTTCTTTTTCTTTACAGCCATTAGGCAGTACCTATCTTAAGTTTGTTTCTTTTTTTGACAAGAGGTACAGGTAAACCATGGATGTCAGGGTTATACTCCTCCTTGCCAAAAAACTTACCACCTCTTTGTTGGTAGGCATTACCCTGACCATCTAAATAGTAACCTAGTTCAGTTACATAGTTCATGATAGATGAGTCAGGCTCTAGTAAGTTTGCAATTTTAAGTTTGTCTTTTTTCATACTCCAAAGTTCCACTGTTTTAGTAGTCTTATCTTACGGAGTTCTCTTTCGAGTGGGTTACGAATCTCCATGATCTGAGCTGCACCTTTTGCAAACTCTTCCTCTGTCATTTCTCCTGAGCCACTAGCTCTAGGAAACCCTGATATCATGAGACCACTTCTTGAAGAAGGCATGTAGGTATTACGTACTTTTGCACGTTGTTCTTTCAAAGCTTTAGGGTCAGAGAATCTCTGTATCTCAGCATCCTCTCCCTCTTTCTTCTTCTTGCCCATATTATATACGCTACCTACAACGCCACCCATACCAGATGTACCTGTTACATCACCAAGCAGTCCTTTAGTAGAGCCACCTATACCTAGCATGGACATTAAGGAGGGGAACATTACCCCTTCCTTTTTCTTTTCTTTAGCCATTAGACTTCGTTGACATTGTTGTTAGTCTTCTTTTTCATCTTAGCTAACCTATCCTCCCTTGATGGAGCGGGTGACTTACCCGGCTCCCAAGGGCTATTAGGTTTACTAGGTTTTTTGTAAGGTGGTAGTTCTCCCGGAGGATGTGCCATTATTTTTTCCTCTTATTTTTCATGATTGCAGCCGCAACTTTTGGCCTTTTTGCTGCTAGTGCGGCTAGTCCTTTTCCCATTTTACCACCTTTCTTTGATGGTCTACCTCTCTTACTTCCGTAAGTACCTTTGCCTGCGGGCATAATTAAAACTCCAAATCTGATCTGTCTAGTTTTTCGATAATGTCTTGCCTGTAGGCAGGGTCGTTATCATACCTCTTGTCACTCATAGCTGCTACGAGCTCTGCTTGACTTCTGAATACATCTCTGTTATTCTGTGGTGCTTTACCTTGTATCATCTGTCCGTCGTATCCTACTGCGTTTAAGTACTGTGTTCTGAGTCCACTTACTGCAAACTTGATAGCATCAATGCTACCAGTATTGATAATGTGGTCAAAGGCTGTGATAGATTTTTCATCTAGATTCTGACTTGCCCACTTTACCATGTCTGAGTACTGTTGATCTCCACCGGCAGAGTTTTTAACTTCATTGATCTGTGCTTCTGTCACATCAGATGGTAATTCTGTAGGTGTAGCTGACCATTCTCCTGTGTTTGTTACTTCTAGATAAGCATTAACTAAGTCCTCACTGGACATACTATTAAACTTTTGTAAAGTTTCTGGTGATAGTTTGTTACCGTTCTTAAAGTACTCTTCAGAAGCTTCAGTTATAAGAGAAGCATTATCAGATAAGGATGGTTTATCTTCTGCTGTCTCTTCTTCGACTTGAGTAGATTCAGTATCTTCTTCTTGTTTACTACCTAGTTTAGATTCTAATTCTTTGTAGGCTCTCTCAAGGTCTTCTGTTGATTTATATTTACCTGCTAGTAAAGTTTCCTGTTCTGCTTCTAGTTTTTCACCGACAGCCAGAGAGTCTTGCTCTTCTGGCGTTAGGTTATCGGTGACAGTTTCAGTAGGAACTGATGTATCTACGGTAAATGTTTTGTCTTCTGCTGTTGCCATTACTGTGGTGGTTGATTAGGGTCTTCTTGAGCTTCTGCGAACTGGGCTATCATGTCCTGAGTTACAGCTGACGCTTGATTTGCTAGCTCAGGATTTTTAGATGGGTCCATCAGCGGAGTGCCTGCAATTTGACCTGTTTGTTTAACGAGCTCCTGTTGTGCTTGTTGTTGCATCATCATTTGCTTCTCTTGCTCCATCTGTGCGGGAGTCTTGACTAGGTTAAGAACATCTATACCCTGTGCTGCTGCAAGTCTAGCGACTGCTTCAGTTGGGTTGATTAGTTTCATCAAAGCTTCTGGTCCTATAGTCTGTGCTATGGTAGCTAAGAATCTAGTGAGAGCTTCGTTGTCTTGTCCTCTACCTAATGAGTTAATACCTGCTACAATCTTAGGTCTTACCGTATCTTTTGGTAGCTTAGGTATCTGATTACTACGCTGTAATATAAGCATAGTTCTGTTGAGATAAGGTACTAGGAACTCTACTGTTAATAAGCTGAACAGTCCACCGAGGGATTGCTCTAGCTCTAGCTGTGTAAGTCTAACCTCTTCAGCTGTAACACGTTCCGCCTGTCTAACATTCATAACCAAGAAGGCTTCTAGTATTCTTTTCTCTATTGACTGCGACATCTGTGCAGCTGTTGAGAAGTCTGCTGTCTTACCGACTTGGACTACTCCTACGTCTTCGGGTCTACCTTGTATGATAGCACCATTACCGGCTTTGGATAAGGTCTGTGGTTTGGTAGTAGCTGATGGAGATACAAGAAAGATAACCTTACTTGATACACTCGCACCTTCTACAAGAGCCTGAGCTAATCCATTGAGACTACGTAAGTCTCCAATAAATTCTTCTACTCTACCTCTTCCGTAGTCCTCTCCGTCTACCGTATTGAATCGAAGAACTAACCATGGAGAAGCGTTCTTGGGAGCTGTGCTTTGTGTACCGGGTATGACCATATCGTCTACCTCTTGATGCCACTTCCAACGTCCACTGCCTTCATCCATCTTAACGCAAGTATACACTTCAGCGTCGTCTTCATACGGACCTTGATCGTTATTGTTAGGTCCTTCTGGGGGTTGTATGCCCAGTAGTTTTCGACTAATTAATTCTTTAGTCACGATCTCGATAACATTACCGTTACCGTCTCTGTTCACTACGTATCTTTGTAGTGGATAGTGTTTCAAACCATCCTTACCCATAAAGATAAGTGCATTGCCAGATACGATTAGATGTTTTAATGCTTGATGTACAACTACTCTATCATTCGATGCAGCTATGTAATCCATTATCAATCTCTCTATCTTGGAGAAAGATAAGTCTAACTCGGTACGCATGTTAGGGTCGAGAGTTTCGCCAAGCTTGTCATCCCTGACTTGCAACTTAAAGAAACTGGTTTGCGGTGGTAGTATAGCTAGCATTAGTTTTGCAGCTAGCGTGACAACTGCTTTAGCTCCAACGGAGTGCCAAGGCTGAGTCAAAGACCTCTTGCCTTTATAGTTGTCATCTTTGGTTACAAGATAAGGTAAGGTAAGTTCCGAGCACTCAACTGCCATGTCCAGAAACTGAGTTCTGTTAGTCTGTAGTTGGTTGTATCTTTCCTTAGCCTTATACATTATGGAGTACCTGTATTAACACCACCAGTTCCAGAACCCATGCCTGTACCAGTATTTATGTTGATTTTAAGAGCGTCAGTACCTGTCTTCTTGGCAGCACCCTTAGTTTTTGTTGCGGCTGTAGTGCCGTACTCTACTCCGGCTGTCTCCTCTGGGTCAATCAGTTCTTTCTTGCTAGGCAATCTAGACTGGTTAACTACATCAGGCTGTCTTGGTTGTATTGGAGCCGGTGTAGGCATCGGAGCCGGAGATGGATTTCTAAATAGACACATTGTCTTCTTCTAAAATTGATTTTACATATTGTACCACTTCCCATTGTCCGGAGCGATACATAATGGAGGCTATATCCTCCTTGGGGTGGACAGGATACCAAGCAAACTTGGTTTCCAAATCCTCAACCAATGTCTTTAACTTTTCAGATTGAAAACTAAGCGTATTGAGGGAGGTTTGTATTTGCATGTTCAAAAAATGCGGGCATACGAGCTGCTTTGGTGTCAGAAAACTGTGGGGCTTTACCCTGATACATTAACTGATCGCTCGCATCAGCCCAAAATTTTTTCGACAAATATTTATCAGTATTGTTTTCTGCTAGGGGTTGTAATACCCATTGTATAGTTGCTTTCCGAAGTTTGTCCAAAGAAGAGCTAGGAACAAGCCCCAACTCAGCACATACAAGGCTATTTGTTGCCACGTGGATTTGTTCATCTCTGGAAATATCGGCTGATACTGTTCTAAGAGCAGCGTCACCAAGAAAGCGAAACATAGGTAGTAGAACAAAGAATATAGCTCGCTCTGCAACGAGTGCCTTTGTGATAGTGTGGTCAGGGTGGTCAATCCAAGCATCTCTTAACCTCTTCGCTTCCAGTTCGGATTGCATATCAGCACCGTGGGCGTCAACAATGAAGCCCAAAGCGAGATCATGTTTAATCTCGTCTTGTACGTTTGACTCAAGAAGTGTCCTCGCCTCTTGCGGGACAGTCCTCTCCAGTCCCTGAGAAATAAATTCTCCAACTGGTAGCTCCATATGACGTATTGCGAGTGCACGTTTGATGGTTTCTTCAGCACCTTCTTTCAATACTCCTTTAGTAGGTTGGACTGGTGTCCATGTTCTTTTTCTATTTCTTAATTTTTCGTAGGGGTTCATTGTTCGCAGTCACATTTAATCTTGTTATCATTTAGTATGTTGTCCAAGTAACTGTCAATGTCAGTATCTGATAGTGCTGCGTAAGCGTCAGACTTGTCCTGTACATCGCCCATAACTTGGAGAGAATAGTATAAAGAGGTCTGTGGACTTGCTAGCCACTCCTCTATAAATGCTTCATTATATATAACTACATCGCTCCAACTGTTGAAGCTGTAGCCATGAAGCAATCCTGTCCTATCGAGCATCGTCATGATTTCGTCTGCTACACGCTTGTATGCGTCCCATCCTACTTCACTTGCTATCTCAACGTCTCCATAGTTGACTCTCTCTACTCCGAACTCGCCGGAATCTCT